GCCTGATCGGGCGCATACGATTCCCACCGCTCAATCGTGGGTACCGTGTCAGCCCAATAGTAATCGAACGCAGCGTGTAGATCGGATTCCTCCATCTCTCCCTGCTCGTCCATCCGTGCCGTCAAAGCATCTTCTGCAACCGCATGGCACACCGTGCCAAGCGACGCAGCATCTTTCGTAGGCTCTTCTACAAGCCCGAAGATGGTATTGCGAAACCTTTCCATGCACATGTCCGCAGTCTTGATCGAAGATTGGCGAACCCATGTGTGCACCCATCGTCCATCACCTGCTCTATGTAAAGCGTATTTCATATTTCCTCCTAACGGTACTGAGTAAACTCCTCCCCCTCTCTAAAGAGAGGGGGAGGAGGTACTGAGTACCACTGAGTTTACTTGCTCGAATGTGTCCGCGTGGCTCGTTTCGGTTAAGATTCTGCGCCAACTCTGTTACAAACGTGTTACGGTCCAATATTCTTTCAACGTCTTCGAGATTCTCACAAGCCCCTGCAACTTAGACGTTACGTCCTCCAAGGGCAAGTCTATGTCCTCATGTAACCGTGTATTCATGTCTTCCTTCAACTCGTAGTAGTCGATTGCCTCTGCTGCCAACATCAGGTACAACTGCCACCCCGCATCAGGTATCATCAACCTGTGCGGATAATCACGCCTAGGGGTATCCCGAATCTCAGGCTTCCACATGATCGAACCCGCAAGCATAAACGTGTCCTCGTCTTCTTGCCAATCGCCCTCTTCTTCACCTTCCCACTTTTGCAAGTAGGCTATCTGCACAGTCAAATGTGCATCTGCGGCAGCGTGCAACCTGTCCAGTAACCGCTCCAAGTCCGTGCGATCTCGCACACGTACAGTTCTGTAATGTTTTCTATTGCGATGTGTGGCTACGTCAAACGCCCCATCGCTACAAATCACCCACATGTTTCTCCTATATTGCTCATCGGTACTCCTTCACGCGCCCACGAAAGTCAGGACGCTGTAACGCCTCCACACACAACGGAGGCTCCCACCTACCTTTGGTAACCGTACGGCACATGCGAACAAACACCTGAACTCGCTGCACATGAACCGACTTGTCATCATACAACTCCGCTAACGCAACGTCGTACTCCGTGAACGCAGCAATCATTTCATCATGCTGGGCAGGTGTCAACGCTAACGTGGTCCTCATTTTGCCCATGACGCCTCCGACTTGCGAGTGAGGGCGAGAGGCATGGGAAACACCCCTCGCCCGCACTCTAGTCTATTCAGGCAGCGGATAGTCTTCCCGCTTCGGACCAAACGCACGGTAACTCAAACGACTCACCATGCGGCCCGAACGAAAAGCGTTCCATGCCTTGATCAAATATGCCAAACCCAACCGCTGATCGGCGCTGAAACTCGGATTCCGCAAGTTGCGGTCCTTCAGCACCTGTGATTGCAGCACCCAAGCAGGGTTCCCATCCGTGCTTGTAGGCGCACACAACTCCTCTACAAATGTGTCTGCGTCTTCCTCGCTCAACTCGTTGAACAAGAAGAAGCCAGCAGACAATGCGCTAGCAATCAACGGAACATGATACTTCACACGGGCAGTACGACGACATGCCTGTTCCAATGGTGCCTGATTCTGGAAAATAAACTCCAAGACCACACGCTCACTCATAGTACGAGCAACAGCCTGATTGGGGTTGGGATCACCAATGGACTGCATCAACATCACGGCCTTAGCGGTAGCAGGCAACGACTGTGAGTACTTGAAATGACGAGAATCGTCAGGGTCTTCACTCACAATACGCAACACATCCGCAACAGACCGCTTACGACCAAAATCGACAGCAAGCAGCAGGGACGCATAGTCCACACCCTTCACAACGGAAAACCGTTGCGCAGTCTCGCTCTCAACAATCGCCTGTAAACGATGTTGTCCATCGGCTAGGCGCCCCTGTTCATCAAAGATGATCGGGACACCTATGTCTACCCACTCGTCTTCCAACATTGCAATCGCATACTTCGTGACCAACAGGTCACTCACGATACGATTGGGGGCAGCATTCTTCAGGAGAATGGCCGCTTCCATCGGGCCAATCACCTGCACAGACGTTATGTGTCTGCTGTTGGACGGCACGACTCGTCCCTTACGTGCAACAATCCCCATAGTATTCCTCCTAGGGGTTGGGGTTATTACGAAACGAAGGCAGGGACACATACGTTCACGAAACGGGCGCAACAGTCGATGCCCACCTATCCTTTCAGATAGTTGGGTGTACTGTTACGTGTGTCCCTGCCCCCGAAAGGGGTGCGTGACCACCATACGCCCGAAAGGGACGGGTGGAGGTCATGTATGGCAGCCACGCACCTGACTAGGCGACGAGCGAACTCGCAGCCAGATGCCTCAACGCTGCGTCAGCGACGGGCGTCTTACCATCCAATGCACGGATGTATGAACGCTCACTAGCAGCGTCCGTGTCCTTATACCCCGTACTGATCTGATGCTGTTCAGCGCCTTGGAACGCATTGTAAGCCAACCAACGGTTACCTACCTCTGTGTCCCATTGTTCCTTCTCAGCACGCCACGCCTTACCAACGGCAGCAACCCGCAGATTACGGGCCGTCACCGTCTTGTGATGAGCGTCAGGCTCAGGACTCGGGAACACCGCGCTCACCAACTGTGCAAACTCCACATCAGTGAACTCCTGATCCCTAAGCACCAAAGCCATACGCTGCAACGTGTTCGCCTGCTCCATCGAAGACTCCAACACAGCAGCACGCATGGTAAGCATGTTGTCGTGATTCTTCGTGGCCTTCACGCCAATCAACTGACCAGCGTGACCAAGCATGTTCTCGCAACTAATGCGACGCTGAATCGGGATGATCTCCGTCTTCCACACGCCATTCAGCGACATACGAGTATAGATGAACGGCTGAATGGTGTCGCCACCACCCAAGTCGAACGGCTCATCAAGCACCTGTTCAACAACCACACGCTCACCGTTACCAAATACGCTTACGCCATTGCACGACTCGGGGAACAACTGCTCCAACGTGTCGTACACATGCTGATAACCTGCACGCTCAGGGTACTTCCCTGAATGCGAGCCAAGCACCTGTCCCGTGTCGCCACGGATCACGTACCTGTCAAGGATTTCACCCTTGTACTTGCCTTGCTGATACACGGGTGCGTAAAACTCTCCGTCGTTAGCGATATACCCTGAGGGTACATACTTGACGGGGAACACACCACCCATTGTCTCAGCGATAGCAGGCACCGTGGGCGTTTGCGTAACTGCTTCTTGCTCCACCTGTTCATCAGGCGGGTCGTCGCCAAATTGCGACAGGAAATTGTGCGCCCATTCGGACACATTATCAATTGTTTCCCTACTCATGTATTCTTCTCCTTTGCCCAATTGTATGGGCGTTTACGCGGCAAATCATACTTCTGGCGCAAAGCGGAAACGAATGCCGCACGTTCCCGCCGCCGTTCCTTCACATACCTGTATATCCATATCCATATAGACACACTAAAGCATGTGGCAATAAACGACCACATGTAATACTCTAGGAACTCCTCGCTAATCATGCGGTTCATCTTTCCACGGAGGCTCAGGCTTATCCCAAGTCTGTGTCAGCGGATCATCTCCGCTGACACACTCCTCATCATCGTCTGCAAACACGACATCCCAGCACCTGTGACAGACGAACCATCCGCCCCTGTGCCCGATCAGCAACTCGCGCTGATCGGCCGTAAGGTCAGGAAACGCATCTTGCACAAGGGCTTCACGGTTTATCCAACGGTTATAGGGACCATCCTCAACCCGCAAAGAATCCGTTGAGTGGCAATGCTTACACGTAGCAGATACTATCATTCCAAACCCTCCTCGTTTTGGGTACAAGCGTCAATGAACTTCTCCCGATCAAAGTTCGGGTTAAAGCCCTCAAACACAGACGCCAACCGTGACGACATGCGCCACAAAGCACTCTCATAGCCCGACTCGTACCCAACGTCAGCGGTACCGTCTGCCTTATCGTGCTTACGGTTGTATTCGTTATGAAACACTCGGGCTATTGCCCGAAAGTGCATACGTGTCATGCCGCCCATTAGAACGGCTCCCCGCTGTTCACAGCGTGACCCCGTGCATCCTGCACAGCAATCAAGACATGCTTCAGCGTAGCCTCAGCATACGCCAACACACCCTCGGGAGTGTCATGCTTGGCCCTGAAGCCTGCCATCGTCGCTTCTAGGCGTGACACCATGCCCGTCAGGTCGTCAATCCTGTTCGTGAGAACACCGTTCTCCTCAGCCAGTTGCGCAACCTTGTCTTCCAACACGGTCACACGCTGCAAGCCCTCATTCGCACCCTGAATCTGAGCCTCAACCTCATCGGCGTTCACAACCACCTGAGAGGACAGCAAACCACCATCCTCAAACGAGGCGTCCAAGTGCCATTGGATGACCTTCGTCACCAACTCAGTCGCACGCTCACCAATGGTACAATGGTTCCCCACGCTTATGTCGTTGTACTGACGCAACAGTTCAGACACAACGCTCTCAACGTCATCGCTGTTGTTGTTGTACTCCTCCGCAGCCTCACGGGCAGCATCGTACACGCCGTCAGACACAGCATCCCACGCATCCATGCTGATAGCATCAGCCACCTGCCTAGACACAGCGTCCCACGCTTGGTCCTCAATCTTCTCATCCACGCCGTTGCCGACGTTCTCCCAAATAGCCTGTGCGAACTCATCCACATCAGCCGTTGTCCTAAACTCAAACTCACTCATACTGGCACCTCCAATGCCTCAAATATGTCATTTACGGCTTCCGCAAGCAGGTCATCGTAACCGACACCCGCTTCCAGATCAGCAAACAAGCGCATAAGCACCTGCTCAACACTCTCACGTTTCATACGTGCACCTCTTCCTTATCCCAATACATCAACACACCAAGGGCGTCACGCTCAACCGCAAACCCATAATCAGCGGCCTCGTCGTTCGTCCACACATACTCACATGAGTAGTACGTGCCAAAGTCATGCGGGTTCGACTCAATACACAGCCGACCACCGTCAGGCTCAGGCCCGTAATGGCGTCTGATCTGCTCAATGAACCGTGCCAAATGCGCTCGTGCCTCACGAGTGTAAGCGTCGCCGCCCAACTGCGGACACGGCTCATCCCACGGTCCCTCACCTATATACATGCTGTCTCTCATCACGCACCTCCGTACGTTATAAATGGTTGCTTCCAACTTTCCCCTTCTCTCTCTCTCAAGAGAGAGAGAGAGAGAAGGGGGGTTCCATACGTGTCAACTCCGAACCTCATGCGCTGTCACCGCTAATACAGTCACCTCATCAGCCACGTACAGGTCCAACAAGACCTCAGCGGACTCCTCAGGCGTGCCTGTCATCTCCTCCATCTGAAACGTAACCACAACCCTATGTGTATTCATGCTCTTACCTCCTGTACGCGCCTATTCATTGCCAATGCATACTCATGCAGAACGTGCCAGTTGATGCAAGCACCTGTACGGTAACTAAGCCGTACGCTACGTGGGACTGGCGACTCCCCGTGGCTCGTCTGTTGGTTGACAACGGGGCAAAGACGGCCCAACCCCCTGAACAAGCACATGCAGCGAGGAGGGTGCCACCTGCTTAGGACAGGCACACCCTCCCCATTCGCCGCAACCGATTGTGCTGCGGGTGGAGGTGAGGGGAATCGAACCCCTGTCCACAAGCGTCCGACATGCGGCTTTCACTTGCGTCGAAACCAGAACCACCCCCGTGGCACCTGTTGCGGGGGACAAACCCTACCGCTTCTTGGACAGGCAACGCTATGCGCAGGGACAGGCAACTCCTACACACACCCACACGCTACGACTCCTGAGCCATAGTCTCCAAATGCGTCTGCGCCCACTCCTGCACATCCTCCATCTCCATACACAGCGCCTGCAACGCCTTAGGCAACGGCGACTCATCGTCAGCCCACACAAGCGCATTCACCAACTTGTCAACACCCGCACCATCCATGAACACGGCGTACAAGTCCTCATTCGCATCCACACACGTTACGTCAATCATTTCAGCACCTCCTGTGCATCGTGGAAACCAGAAAAAGTTCGACCTCCCCTTCTCTCTCTCTCAAGAGAGAGAGAGAGAGAAGGGGGCTTCACACGCTAGTACTGCCAAACGTCAACACCCGCCCACGACGCTGCAAAGTACATGAACCCACACACGAGCGCAGGATACATCCCACACATCGTCCACAGGAACCCACGCGGCGTATGAAACCACCGCACATACCTACATACCCAACACCCGCTCATGCTGCAACCTCCTCATCCACGCCCTTGCGACCATGAGGGAAGTGGACAGCCTCCCACGCCTCCGCACTAGCCTCACAACCCTCATCGTCACAGTCGTGACCCTCATACTCGCAGGCGGTGGTGGTGAACCAGTCGTCAACCTCATCCACACACATACCCACGCTCCCGTAGGTACCACCAAACAACCCCTCAGCCAACACCCACTCCGCAAGCGTGCAGGTCTGTGAAGCATACAACTCCTCACTCCACGCCACACTCGCCCGTGGGTTCCGAATCTCAGCCATCTCCTGCGGGTCAGGCCAATCTTCCCAATCCAACACACGCCCCGCGTCATAGCCGAGCATACGCAGCAACTCCACCTCACCAAGCGTGTACCTGTCAGGCTCCAAAGCCGACTGTACGCGCCCAAGCATCTGTGGACAGTCCCACAGCGCCTGTGCAAACTCTGTCGTGGTCATAAACGCACCTCCGTACGTATGTACACATGGGCAGGATTACCCATGCGTGTGCACACCCGCAGATGTACACACGCATGGGTGCGGCTCCCGAAGGAGCCGCACCCACACACACACACTCGCTAGGCGGAGAGTCCGTGGGACTTTGCAGCCTCACGCACCCGCAGGACCTCGCCGCCCCAACCCTTCTCCGTGGCGATTGCCAACGCCTTGGCGATGGCGGCTGCACACTTGGGTGCGTCACCCTCGTTCATGGCCTGCGTTGCTGCCCCGAGAAACCCGTTCAGGCTACGGTAGTCATGCTTGTTCTTGGCCGACTTCGCCGCCTTCGACACGGGCACGTTGGGACGCTCCACGACGTTGGTCATCGACGGCGTGTCCACCTTGGTGGACACCGTGGGCACCTGCTCGCTGACGCCGCTCAACGCACCGCACAGGGCGGTCAGGGCATCGAACTGAGCGTTGGTGATGGTGATGGTCTTCATGGTTGGCCTCCTCAGCCTTGGTTAATGGGGGTTTCTCTTTCTATTCCCCATCAGAGATGGGGATAGAAAGATAAACCCCCATTAGATACTCTCTCCAACAAATCTATAGATTTGTTGGAGAGAGTAAAGTTGGGAATGGTTCTCAGTACTACGTACTGAGAACCATTCCCAGCCACCATCATTACAAATCTATAGATTTGTAATGATGGTGACAGTCCGACGACCAGCCAAAAACCACTCCATCTCTCAGTACTGTGTACTGAGAGATGGAGTGAATAAACGGGGTATCGCTTACAACTCCGTTGTAAGCGATACCCCACCAAACCAGAAAACGTTCTTATGACTGAGTAAGTACTCAGTCATAAGAACGAAGAACCAGCCAGCCAGCCAAACTTGCTTCGTAATAACTAACAGAGTTAGTTATTACTCAGCAAAAAGATGGGTTGCCGAGCCGTCCAGACGCCCGCATCATGCCTGCCCACATGCGTATGACCTGCCCCGACCCCCCTCGGGGGGGCACCCGCGCGTTTTGTATGTATTATATCTATTGAGGGGCAGATTGTGCAAAAAAAGAACCCCCTGTGGGGGGTTTGTGCGCTTGTATGCGTTATTGGTTATTTACTCAGTACCATTCCCCGTCGCTGGAAGGCGACGGGGAATGTTTACTCAGTACCAAGCACTTATGGGTTGAAGTGTCCCATTTTTGTTCATTGGGTTGGTACAATGCCCGTTTGGGACACCTGCGCTTACAATCAGGAAAGGGGTTTCATATGGCTCAAAACGGTGGCGGCAAAGGCTGGAAAACAGACGCAGACACAGGCAAACAAGTCATGCCGCCTGTATGGCGCAACTTCCTAGACTGGCTGCTAATGGGACCAGAGCGCGAACCGTACACGCAGAAAGCGTGGGCGGAGGCGAACGGAGTCCACGAGGACTCCCTGCGCCGATGGAAGCGCGACTCACGATTCATACGAGAATGGGACCGACGCGCTGCCGAACTAAACATTAACCCTGAAAGGGTTCAGAGCGTCGTAGATGCTCTTTGGCAGCGGGCGTCGGCGGGGGATACGAAGGCTGCGTCTTTGTATTTGCAGTATGTGGAGAAGTTTACGCCGAAGCGGCGTTTGGTTGTTGATGATGCGCGTGAGGTGGCTGGTATGTCTGATTCTGAGTTGGCTGATGCTTTGGAGTCTGAGGTTGTTGGTCTTAGGGCGGTATCGTGATTCCTGAGGATGAGGTAGAGTGGGAGGATGCAGATGAGGTGTTGTCCTGTGCGGTGTTGTCCTGCGGATTGGAAAATCCCGAAATTTGTGAATCTTGCCAGTAGATGGCGGGAATGCAGCCAAGGTTATCGGTGCGATTGCTGCTCTTGTTGCTGCTGTCGGCGGGTTTCTAGTGGCCGTTAGGGGAGATTCTCCAGATTCTTCGTCTGGGGGTGTGACTATTGTTTTGCGTGAGGTTGGCGATTACGAACGTTTTTTGGACGATAATCCCAGCCATTGGCGAGAGTGAGTTGTTTCGGTGAGTCGGCTGGGGGAATTGAGGCAGGAGGCTGAGTGGCGTAAATGTCAACGCAGCGAAGTCTATTTTTTGGAAAATTATTGGCATATTGCGCATCCTGCTCATGGCCGTATTTTATTCAAGTTGCGTGGGGCGCAGTCTGAGGCGTTGCGTCGGTGGGAAAGTAATCGTTATTCGTTGACTTTGAAGGCTCGTCAGATTGGGTGGACGACGTTGGTGTCTGCGCATCAGTTTTGGTTGGCGTTTTTTCACGACGATCAGAACGTTATCGATTTGTCGCGTACAGAGCGGGAGTCGATTTTGTTGTTGAGGAAGACTAAGTACGGGTTTAAGCATTTGCCTGTGTGGATGGTTGAGCGGGGTCCGCAGTCGTTGATGGAGCATCAGCAACGCATGGGGTTTGACAATGGTTCTCAGATTACGTCGATGCCTTCGGCATCTGACCCTGCGCGTGGTGAGTCTGCTACGTTAGTGGTTGTGGATGAGTGGGCGTTCCTGCCGAACCCTGAGGAGGCGTGGGCGTCTATTGAGCCTGTTGCCGATGTGGGTGGCCGTATTATCGGGTTGTCTACTGCGAATGGGTCGGGGAATTTTTTTCATCAGTTGTGGAATGGGGCGTCTACGGGGAACAACAAGTTTGATGCTATGTTTTTTCCGTGGTCTGCTTCCGAGGATAGGGATGAGGCTTGGTATGAAGGTAAGAAGGATTCGATGTTGCCGTGGCAACTCGCGCAGGAGTATCCGACGAGTGCCGAGGACGCATTTGTTCGTTCTGGTAATCCTGTATTCGATCTTGACGTTCTTAACGATATGCGTGTGCATGTTCGACAGGGTGTTGACGGCTATCTCCATGAAGCCCCGAAGAATGTTTTGGAGTTCCGATGTTGACGGTGTGGGAGCGTCCTGAGCGTTGGTCGGGGTATGTTTTGGGTGTGGATACTGCTGAGGGGTTGGGGCATGGCGATTATTCGTGTATTCAGGTTATTGATGTTAAGAAGGGTGAGCAGGTCGCTGTCTGGCATGGGCGTATTCCGCCTGATGAGTTGGCTACCGAGGTGTACCGTTTGGGGTTGTGGTATGGCAATGCTCTTTGTTGCGTTGAGGCCAATAACCACGGTTTGACGACGATTACGGTGTTGCGCCAGTTGGGGTATCCGAATATGTATCGTCGTCGGGCGTTGAATCAGTCTTCTCAACGTATTTCGCAGGAGTATGGGTGGAAAACGTCGCGTACGTCTAAGCCGTTGATGATTGATGATTTGGCGAAGGCTTTGAAGAATGATGAACTGATTTTGCATTGTGATCCTACGATTGCAGAGTTGCGTACGTTTGTGCGTAATGAGCGCGGGTCGATGTCTGGTTCGCCGTATGATGATCGGGTTATGGCGTTGGCGTTGGCTAATCAGATGCGCAAGTTTGCGTATGTGCCTGAGTATGTGCAGCATGTGGATGATACGTGGACGTTTGATTGGTGGATGAAACAGATTCCGTCGGGTGCCCCAACGGATGATACTATTGGTACTTATCTGTCTCGTGGGACAGCATAAGCATTCTTGTAGGACATACTGAACAAAGGAGAGTCCTATGGCAATTGGCCGAATGGCTAAGTATAACGATGTCGGAGCGGGTGCAAAGCCTATTCTGAATAACACTTCGATGTTGTATAACGGCCCCGCCCGACCGGGCGGGTCGCAGAAGGCCACTGTTGGTTTGGGTAAGGCCAAGTCGTCGGAAACGACGCCTCGTTCGACGCCTAAGAACCAGCATGGTGTCACGGGCAAGGTTGAGCCTGCTTCCAAGCAGCCCGACTCTGCTGTTCGTTGATTCTGCCTGCTGACGCTTCCTATACGGAATTTTGTGACTACATCGTTGGACAGCGGGGTCCGCTGTCTGACGATGAGTTGCAAAGTATGTGGGAGTTTCGTCAAAAGACGTTGAGTTTGACGGTTGTGACTGGGCGCGGGTACCGTTCCCAGTTGCCGCCTGATGAGCAGCATATGACGTTGAAGGAACGCGAACAGAAGGTACTATCGGAAGCGCGTGCAGCGGGGAAAGACCCTGTGTACGTTGGGCGACGTTGGGTGTAGGTTATGGCACGAAAGAGCCGCTCGGAGCGGTACGAGAACACTAAAGAACGCTTGGAGATGGCGAAGCGTTGGCGCCACGACGAGGGTTACGAGGACAAGTGGCGTCGCATGATCGACTTGTACCGTGGTAAGACATATTGGGATATTGGCGGTGTTGGCGTTCCCACAGACCGCATTTCGGTCAATTTGGCGTTTTCTACGATCAATGTGATTGGGCCAGCGGTTGCGGTGAACAATCCGAAGATCACGGTGACTGCCAACAGGCAGGAAGACGCTGATCGTGCTGTTTTTGTTGAAGCGGTTGCAAATTATTTGTGGCGTCACTACGACTACCGTAAGCCGTTTCGCCGTACGGTCAAAGATTTTTTGATTATCGGCCACGGCTGGTTGAAGGTTGGTTGGAAGTTCGTTGAGGAGGAGCGGCGGTTGTCGGGGGAGGAAATGGACGACGATTACGCCCAGTCTGTTAGCGAAATTACCGAATTTGCTGCTGAAAACCCTGAGTTGGGGGGCCAACTGCCAACAGACGACGATATTATAGCGTCGATTCCGTCTACGCAGATGGAAATTATTGCGGATCAGCCGTTTGTGGAACGTATTTCGCCATTCGACATGTTTGTTGACCCCGAAGCAACCTGCTTAGAAGATGCTAAGTGGGTTGCACAGCGTATCGTGCGTCCGATTGAAGAGGTTCGACGCGACAAGCGATTCCGCAGAAGCGTTCGGCAGAATCTGCAAGCCGATTCTGGCTTGAAGATTCGTTGGGAAAACGACGACGAACGCGACCAGTACTCTGACCTGATTGAGCGGGTCACACTGTACGAATACTATGATATTGAAGAGGGGCTGTTGTCGGTTTGTGCCGACGGGGCCGACGACTACTTGCTTGATCCGACTCCGATGCCATACGATTTCGGGCATCCGTATATTCTGCTCCGCAACTACGATATTCCTGACGCATTCTATCCAATGGGCGACTTGGAAGCCATTGAGTCGCTACAGGAAGAATTGAACAAGACTCGCACGCAGATGGTTAACCATCGTAAGCGATACGCACGCAAGTATCTGTACCATGAACGCTCATTTGGCCCCGAGGGCCGAGAAGCGTTGGAATCTGATGAAGATGGACGGTTTGTTCCCGTTGTGGACGAGAACAGGCCGCTGGGTGAAATTGTGGTACCGTTACCGCAGGTGCCCTTGGCTCCTGAAATGTATAATCATTCTACGATTATTGAAAATGATGTAAACACTGTCAGCGGCGTATCGGAATACGCCCGTGGGCAGATGCCTGAGATTCGTCGTACGGCAACCGAGGCATCAATTATTGCAGATGCAGGGAATGCGCGTGCTTCTGACAAGTTGGCGATGGTCGAAATTTGTATTGGCGAGGTGGCCCGTCACGTTATCCAGTTGATGCAGCAGTACATGACCCGTAACCAGATGGTTCGTATCGCGGGCAAGAACAGCGAGCAGCATTACGTCGCGTACACGCGAGATGACATTATCGGTGAATACGATTTCAGCGTTGAGGGTGGCTCAACGCAGCCGTTGAACGAAACGGGTCGTCGCCAGCAGGCGATTTCGTTGATGAACGCCTTGGCTCCATTGGTCGGCGTAATTATTGACCCTGCCGAGTTGGCACGGTATGTACTTTCGTACGGATTTGGGATACAAGACCCCGACAAGTTTTTGGTGCAGCAACAGCCAGCGATGCCTCCGCAGGGTGGACCTCCACAGGGACCACCTCCGCAGGGGCCACCTCCACAGGGTATGCCGCCGCCGCCGATGGCGGGCGGCATGGGTGGCCCACAGCCGCCTCCGCAGCAAGTGTTTGAGGCTACGGGTGGAGTACCGCCCGAATTGTTGGCCCAATTGCAGAATCAGATGGGTTTGGAACTACCAAATCTATAATTTGGGACACTATTTTCTTTACAATAGGAATAACCGAAAGGATTCCACATGGAAAATGAAACGATGGAACTGGGCACCAGTACTCCTGAACTTTCAAATGAAGCAACTTCAGAACAGGGGGCGCACGCCGTTAAAGTTAATGGCGAAACGCACCTTGTATCTATGGAGGAACTTCAGAGCGGTTACCAACGTCAGGCAGATTACACCCGTAAGACGCAGGACTTGGCCCGCGAACGCGAGAGATTGGCTCAAGGTGAGGCAATCGTGCAAGCATTAGAATCTGATCCCCGTGGGGCTATCACTGCTTTAAGTGATGCCTTTGGGGTCAGCGGCGGCAACCAATCCCCTCAGGACTTTGAAGACGTTGAGGATTTGGACCCCGAAGAAGTTCGCTTGCGACGAATTGAAACATCCATTGAAACTCAAGAACGAGCGAAAAGACAGGACAATTTGCAAAAGGATTTGCACAGACTCCGCCAAAAGTACAATACCGACATTAACGAGAGTGAACTATACGCACACGCTCTTCGCAACAACATAGGCAATTTGGATGCCGCTTACACGCACATGACCTACGGGTCAATGCAAGATAGGGCACGAAACGCTGATATTGTGGAAGAGAAGCGGGCTGCGAACGTAGTCGATTCGACTACGGGAGGTTCAACCTCGGATAATGTTGAGCGTGCTGTTGGCGCGGTTTCTTCGATCCGTGACGCATATCGTCTGGCTTTAGAAGAATCTAACAACTAACCAACTATATTTGAAAGGGGTGATTCAACATGGCTGCTGGTAACGCTGATTTTGACGCAATTCTATCAACCACGCTGAAGAACTACATCCCTAAGTTGACGGACAACATCTTCTCTGCCCGACCACTGTTTTACGCGCTGACCAATGGACAGACCATTCGGCGCATCAGTGGTGGTGCAAAGATTGTTGTTCCGCTCATCTATGGGACCAACAGCACCGCTGCCTCGTATAGTGGATCGGATACTATCGCCACGACTGCTCAGACTGGCATTTCTGCCGCTGAGTACGACTGGAAGCAGTACGCGGTCACTATCACGATCAACGGTATTGAAGAAGCAAAGAACAACGGTGAAGCCGAGATCATTGATCTGCTGGAAGGCAAGATCATGCAGGCTGAGGAAACCGTTATTGAGAACATGAATGACATGTTCTTCAATGACGGAACGGGTAACGGTGGTAAAGACTGGGGTGGACTGAACCAACTTGTTGGTACGGGACTCACAGTTGGTGGCATTGACGCCACCGATGGCGACAACTCATGGTGGAGGTCACATCTTGCTGACGAAGGTGGCGCTTTGGCGCTGGCGTCGATGGCAAACGTGTACAACACTGTGTCGGTCGGCAACGACCAGCCCACTATCCTTATCGCTTCACAGGCTGTTTACGAAGCCTACGAGGCTCTGCTTCAGCCGCAGTTGCGGTATTCGGATGCTGGTACGGCAGATGCTGGATTCCAGAACCTGCTTTACAAGGGTGCACCCGTTACCTATGACACGGTTACAGGCCAGAACGACAACAAGATTTTCTTCTTGAACACGAAGTATCTGCGCCTTGTTGCCCATTCGGACGTTTGGTTCAAGCCAACTCCGTTTGTGCGGCCTACCAATCAGGATGCGCGTTACGCGCAGATCCTGTCTTACGGCAACCTTACGACGAGCAATCGTGCCCGTCAGGGTATGCTGTACGGCATTACCTGATAGTTTGTTTGTGGGGGCGGAAGTCCCGCCCCCACAAACTGTCTAGCAGAACGGAAACAAATGGCCCAAAATCGCGTTCCTGCCCTCGCATACAGATCCAATGCTATCCCAGCGGGGTCAAACGGTGTTCCTCCCGCCGCGTATGTGATGGGTGACGCTAAAGGTGCCCGTTTGGTGGCAGGGGTTTCAGAACTCGTTGACGAGTGGGAACCCCCTCAGACCACACTTTGTTCTGCTTCGACCCGCAGCGGGGCGGCGTGTAAAGCGCGCCCCGTTGCTGGGTCTGCTCTTTGTGCTTCGCACACACGGCAGGCGGCACTGTAATGGCGATGACTATTAAACAGATGCGGGATCAAATCCGTTCTGTTATCGACATCGACTCAACCGATATTAGTGACACAGTGTTGGATACAATGCTTGGTCAGGGGTTTGATACTCTCGTTTTCAGCGAGAAGCGGTGGCCGTTTTTTGAAACCACAACAACTTTTACCACCACATCTGGAACAAAAGACTACACGTTGGCTTTCATCGGGGCATCAGTTACACAGGGGCTACGAGAAATAGCGGCAATCCGCACCGACGATCACGTACTAACATACGTTGGAAGAGATGCAGCAGAATTCAGTCATCCATTGGATGTGTCTACTTCAGGTGAACCGTGGGAGTACAGTATCTGGAACGACACCGTACGGTTCTATCCGACTCCCGACAGCGACACCCTAACGGTCACTGTACGCGCTTTCCGCAACCCGACCGCCTTCGGTAGTGGGACGGCTGATGACATAGAACCTGATCTACCTGACGCTTTCCATCCTATTCTCGCTACCTACGGGTTGGCGAAGGCATATTTGCAGCAGGAAGACCCGCTGATGGCGAGTCAGTACATGCAGCAGTTTCAGATCGAACTTGACAATGTGGCACGCAGGTATGCTGACACGCCTGCACCTCAACCAATGATCGCTAATTCCCGCACGAATACCCGCTATTTGGCTGGGTATGGGGCGTTGCGATATGCAAGCACGGGTGGGATTGTTTGGTAACTCGTTATGGCTAAACGCGACTTCAGGTTGGCGACATTAGAATCATTTGCGGGTGGCCTGAATTTGCGGGCAGATCAGTTCGACCTTGCCGAAAACGAATCCCCCGACATGATGAACGTCAGTGTCGATCCCCGTGGCGGGGTTGCCATGCGAAGCGGCATCGACCGACGCAACTCTACGGCTTTGAGTGCCGATGTGAAAGGCATTTGGGGCTTCCATACTGACGATGGCATAAATCAGTTGATGGTCAACTACGGTACCGCCGTTGCCCACTCTGCGAGTGGCAACTTTACCGCTTTCACAAATATTACGACGCGAACTGCGGGTTCGCGCGTATACGGGGTTACGTTCAATAACGTCGCATACGGTGTCTCATACGACAAGGTGTCGTTCAAGTGGGATGGTTCCACAGACGCCGACTTGGGAACTACAATTGACGGTTCGGCAGGGAATATGCCGAAGGCGCAGTATATTGCGGCATGGAATAACTTTGTTTGGGTTGGCAACATTGAAGGCGAAAAGTTTCGTCTACGTTGGTCGAACCTGAACGATGCCGAAAAATGGTCGGCAGCCGACTATGTGGACATTGATAAGGGCGAACACGGTGACTACATCACTGGGCTGGTTCCCCACGGCGACCGTCTGATCGTCTGCAAGAACGACAGCACATACGCTGTCTTTGGCTTCGATTCTGACTCTTTCCAAGTAGTCACACTGTCAAACAGGGTAGGTTCCATTGCCCTTTCCAGTCCCGTGTCCACTCCATACGGGGTATTCATGTGGCATGGACATTCAGGTGTCTACCTGTATGACGGGGAACGGTTCCATTGGGTGTTCAGCAAGTTGCAGCCCGCTATTGACGACGGACGCATCTCGTTTACGAATCCGCCCCAGTTGGCATGGGCCAACAACCGTTTGTACGTATCGGTTGATTGGACTGCCAGTGGTGCTACGGTACGACGTACGCTGGTGTATGATCCGTCATTGGGTGAGGCTGGTGCGTGGACGATGACAAATATTGATGCGGCGCCGCTGTATGCGTATCGGCCTCCGAACTCTACTCCGATTGCAGTCGGTGGCTGTGTTACAAACACAGGCAGCGTTATTCACATAGACGCGGAGGATACGCGGGTTACAGATCGCTACCTTGGCTCCACGGAAGTCCACATTGATTCCCACTTTACAACCCCGTGGATAACGACAAAGAACCCAATTGTTAAGAAACGGTGGGGTAAGGCCCGCATGGTAACATTGGCTAAATCGTCTATTCAGTTGGATGTAAGCATCTACCGTGACTTTGACAAGGCACAGCCGTATAAGACGTTTGAAGTTGCGGTCGCGGGTCGTGACTCATCATCCGTATGGAACACCGCTGAATGGGATAACGCCGATTGGGGCACTGCCGCAGAGGCAGTTATCACCGACATTAAGCGTTTGCCGACTATCGGGACAGCGCAGGCAGTAAGTATGCGGATTGACGGCCCAAGAGAGACTAATCATACGTGGGAGGTAAACGCTTTAGCGTTTACTTATCTTCCACGCCGACTGAGATAAGAGCATGGCGACACTTTCCGTACCAAACCCAACCTTTACATCAGGCACCACAATCGTTGCCTCGGAGATGAATGCAAACTTTGCGGCTGTTGTAGACTTTGTTAATACGACGCCCGCTCTGTTACAACTGACGGGCGGCCAGACGATCACTGGCGCTATTCAGTTGAACAGCACTTTGACGGTGGGGTCGACGGGTGCTGGGCATGATGTTAAACTGTGGGGTAACACCGCAGGTGACTATTTTGAGTGGGATGCTGATACGAACAAGTTGATCATTGAGGGTACGAATGGCACAACAGCACTAAATGTGTCGGATGGCAATGTTTGGGTGGAGGACACAGTTACTGCGGGCGCTTTCTCTGGTCCCCTCACAGGTAACGTTACAGGTAATGTTACAGGTAATGTTACAGGTAATGTTACAGGTGATGTTACGGGTGATGTAACAGGTGACCTCACAGGTGATGTTACGGGTGATGTAACAGGCGACGTAACAGGTAACGCTGATACCGCTACTGAGGCCACCAACGTCACAGTTTCGGCTAACAACACAACGGATGAAACGGTTTATCCAACATTCGTTGACGGTGCCACCAGCACGCAGGGTATTGAGACAGATACAGGTTTGACGTATAACCCCAGCACTGGTCTGCTGACTGCCACCGCGTTTGCGGGCAATATTACGGGTGATGTAACAGGTAACGCTGATACAGCCACGGAATTGGCGACAGCCCGCGCTATCAACGGTGTTGATTTCGATGGGTCAGGGGCCATTACAGTAACGGCTGCTGCTGGCACACTTACTGGCAGCACGTTGAATTCGGGGGTTACAGCGTCATCGCTTACCTCAGTGGGTACGCTGACTTCAGCCACAATTACTGGTGATCTGACAGTTGATACGTCCACACTCAAGGTGGATGCAACAAATAACCGTGTCGGCGTCAATACCGCTGTACCTTCCTACAACCTTGACGTTTACGGCAACGGAGGCACAGGCTACGTTGCCCGCATCATGGCGGCTGCTGGCACAGAGAACATGCTTATAATTCGTGCGGGCGCAGCGTCTCCCAGCACTAACTTTGCCCAGTTTCTTGACAGTGGTGATGTTGAACACGGTGAGATCGTGGGCTACGGCGTCGGTGTCCAATTCAATTCGGCGTCTGATCGACGCCTGAAGCATTCCATTACTGATCTGAATATGGGTTTGGAAACCGTACGCGCGTTACAGCCTCGGTCGTTCCTCATGCTTGGCAGCGAAAACCTTGGGACACAGGCAGGGTTTATCGCTGACGAGGTTGAGACTGTGGTGCCTACGGTGGTATCTGGTGAAAAGGACGCAGTTGAGGTTGTGCCCGCTACCGATAACGAATCGGAATATGAACGGGTACGTCCTCAGAAACTTAACATGACGGGGCTTGTCCCGCATGTGGTTGCCGCTATCAAGGAACTTGACAGCCGCCTTGCGGCCATTGAAGCCGCGTAATGGGTATCGAATGGGTCGGAGCAATCGGCGCGATAACAGCAGCGATAGTGACTGGCCTGTTCAACATGGTACGCAAAACTGTGCGGGAAAACACGGAACAACATGCGCTGAATCAAGCGAAACTGGAAGCAATAGGAACTGATGTGATTGAAGTGAAAGGCGATGTGCGAGAGGTGCGTTCGTCGCAGCAGCGTCATTTGGAGTGGCACGCGGAGGTGGCCTGATGGCCGTCTATAAACCAACTCATCGTTTCACGGGTGCAAATGCTCGTTCAATGGAGTATGAGTTGCGGAAGATTTCTGAAACCATTGGTGGTATTCCGATAGGTGACATTACTGCTGTCACGGCAGGTAACGGCTTATCTGGGGGGGGAGCGTCAGGGGATGTCACGCTGGCGCTGGACATCAACGAATTGTCTGTTGCTACAGTCGCTACGGGTGATTATGTTGCGATTGAGGATATTACAGATAATGGTTCTAAGAAGGTTACAGCCCAGTCCATAGCGGATTTAGCCCCGCAGGGTGACATTACTGGGGTTACTGCTGGCACCAACCTGAACGGTGGCGGTACTTCTGGCGCCGTAACATTAAATTTGGATACCAATATCACGGGCGACATCACGTTTGACACGGATGTGTTGGCTGTGGATACGACAAATGATCGTGTCGGTATCGGCACCGCCAGCCCGTCAGCCATGTTGGAAGTGGGTGGCACTACTGATGGGGAGATTCTGGTCGTTTCGAGTGAAGGCCGAACCGCCACGCTGGAAGCAGACGACAGCGACCATTACATCCATGTCGGGTCAAAATCGAATCACACATTTGCGATTGTCACAAATGATGTTAGGTGTATGACGTTCCTCACCTCGGGCAACGTCGGTATCGGTTATACTTCACCTTCTTACAAGTTGTCTGTCAACGGAGCGATGGCTGCTGCCTATAACACGAACACGACTTCTTATCTTGGGCGTGCTGCTGTTGGCTATATGGGTTCTTCTGATTGGGCAGCGTTTGCTCATATAGACAGCAATACTACGTCTAGTTACGCCTTGATACAGAATTCTTCGGGGAGGACGGCTGTCAACTCTGCAAGTGGTCAAGACATCGCATTTGCTATCAACAATGTTGAGAAGATGACAGTTGATTCGGGCGGCAACATTGGTATCGGCTATACTTCACCTTCTTACAAGTTGTCTGTCAACGGGGCAATGGCTGCTGCCTATAACACGAACACGGCTTCGTTCTTTGGGCGTGCCCGAATCGGCTACGCGGGATCATACTCAGATTATGCTTCGTTTTCGCATCTGGATCAAACGGGAACAGGTTACGCGATACTTCAATATGCCAACGGGAGCACATTTTTGAACGCGGCAAGCGGTCAAACTATGTATATCCGCAATGGCAACAGTAACCGTATCACTGTGTATTCCGACGGCGATGTGGATACGACGGGCCGTTGGGGCATCGACGGTACCCACCACAACTCTTACGCGCTTATCGTCCGTGGCACTCTACCCACCTATATGACGGGCGAAACCTACGAGGTGGGCACCTACGCTAACACGACGGTAGGTGGAAATGAAACTCGCATCACCGCCTCGGGCCGCAAGTTCCGCTTCACCTCGTCGGGCCGTTACAAGACCGACGTAGAAGATGTGGTAGACGCATATGCCGACGAGGTGCTGAATTTGCGCCCCGTCTGGTACCGTTCACTTTGCGAAAATGACCGTAAGGATTGGTCCCATTGGGGGTTGATCGCTGAGGAGGTCGGTGAGATTGATCCGCGTCTTGCTCAGTATCAGTACATTCCGCTTTTCAACGATGACGGTACGGCTCAGTTCTCGCAGGTTCATGCTACAGATGATGACGGTAATCTGCTTTACGAACAGGTGGAAGTCCTTGACGATGACGGCGACTTTATGTCATACGTTGACGGTGACCCCATTATGGAGGACGGGGAACAGTTGTTTGAAGTCGATGAGAATGGTGACCACGTTTTACAGGTCGAAGGCGTAAACTATAATTCGATTGTACCGTTGCTCATAAATATTCTCAAGCGGCACGATGTACGCATCGAAGCGTTGGAGGCTGCGTAATGGCAATATATAGAAAGATAGACAAGTGAGTGAAGTAAATTTGAACATTGAAGACATTTTGGCCCAACTGTCAGCGAACGGCAAGTTGGAATGGGAATGTGCTGTGTTGCGTGCGCAGAATGCTGCGCTGCAACAGCAGTTGATCCCTGACACAGACGAGGCTCCTGTCGAAGAGTGACGGGACAGAAAAACAGGTTAGTGATATGGCTTACGGTGACAATACGGCACGAGCCTCTGGCATTGGGAGGCGTGTAACCGATTACGGTTACGGCTTTGACGATATTCAGCGTGCCCGTGAGTCCACGGGCCGCAGTAGCGCATTGAACCGTTTCAACGTTTCTAAGCAGTTTCAGGATGCTGCACGTTCTCTTGGGGGCAAGTTCAATCAGCGCGGCATGGCCGATTCTGGTTTACATGCGCGGGGGCGTGAGCGTTTGGCGGGTCAGGCTGAGTTGGCTCGTTACGGTATTGCGGCTCAGTCTGAGGAGGCTGGTCGGCAGTTGGATCGTCAGCGTCAGCAGATTGAGGAACAGTTCTATGGCGGTACGATGTCGGATCAGATTGCAGATGCGTTGCGACGCTTCGGTGTCGTTTCGACGTTGGGTGGGGTAGTCTGATGGGTGGTTTCGGTGCAGGGTTTACCCTTGACTACGAAGACATTTTCCGCTCGGGGGGTCCGAAGCGAAACGGTGTCTCACAGTACGGTTCCGTTATGGGGGATTTGGAGTCCTTCAGTCCTGAGGGTAAAGCAAAGTTTAACGAACTTTTTGGTACGTGGAAACAAAACATTCTCGGAGCGCCGTCGGAACTAGGGGCGCACTGGAGTACGGCACAGAAGAGTGCTACAGAGGCTCTGAAGGGTATGCGGGAAGCGCAGCAGGCGCAGCAGTGGACGCAGTCTCCTGATGGGATACAGTGGTTGGAGCATGTTGCCAAGCAGCAAGGAACTGTTCAGCAACCTGACCACTCGCGTAACCCCGAAGGAACCTTAGACGCCTTGTACCCCTACGACTCAGCGGCCTCGTCCTCTCCGACGGGTGGGTGGTCGGACACGGACCCATCAGCAAGCGGCAACTTACAGGGGGTACAGAATGAACTGGTTCGAATGCCCTCCTTTATTAACTGGGATACTTACTACAACGACGAAGCAACAAGAAGGCAAGTCAACGACGAATTTTTGCGAGAAACGGCGCTAGTTGGCATTGGGCAGGGACCAGATCGGAACGCCAACGTAGACACCTTGAACCTAGCCGAATGGGGTGGCCCAACAGATACTGTGGCACCTTTGAGTGCGGATACGTTTACGTCGTCTTACGATCCGAATGCGTATAGTTCTTACCAAGCCGAGTTTGCGGCTCCTACGAATTTGCAGGACGCTATCACCGCTGCGTATGCGGGGCTGTCAACAGACGCTACGACACAACTTGGAGGGTTGGGGACACAGGATTTGACAGGTCAGATTGACACGGCATACGATGCATTGGGTACTACCGCTACAGAACAACTTGGCGGTTTGGAAACGCAGGACTTTACAGATCAGATTCGTGCATTGGTTGAATCAGGTCGTGTTGACATACGCGATTTGAACACTCAACAGTTGGCTGCGTTGCAGCAGGGTGAAGCACGCCGCATGGGTCAGATTGGTGACATTCAGGGTCAACTTGAGGGCCAGTTGTCGCAACAGGAACAGTACCGTCAGGACATTCAACGGCAGGTAGCGGAGCAGGCTGCTGGTCGGGCTGGTCAGATGACTGCCGATCAGGCAGCCCGTATTGAGGCTGCTCGTGGCGCATTGGGTAGTCAGGTTACTTCGGAGTTTGAAGAGGTTGCGGCGCTTACAGGTGGTTTGACGGGTTCGCAGGCGCAGTCTACGACTGCGGGTATGGATCGTTTGGCTCAGGTTGCCAATCAGGGTGCGGCGCAGCGTTTGGCTGCGCCTGCCATGTTGGCTGCTGAGGCTCAGATGGCTGTAGGCGATGAGAAGTTCCGTTTGGAGAACGAGTTGGCACAGCAGTTGGCGACGAGTATGGCTGAGTTGAATGCACAGGAACGTGAGCAGGTGTTCAACGAGGCGATGCGTCAGGAGCAGTTTGGTATTGAACGAGATCGTGCCTTGGCGAATGCGCTAACGTCGATTGCTCAGAACCGTACTGGTGCGCAGTTGACGGAGCAGGGTCGTCAGGAACAGTTCGCTACTGAGCGTGATCGTGCTTTGGCGGAGACTCAGTTGACTATTTCGGGTCAGGAAACGGCTGCTGGGTTGAACGAACAGCAGCGTTTGGCAGATATTGCGCAGCGTGAGGGTGAGATTGGACAGCAGCAGGCGTTCTCGTCGCAGGAGGCTGCTAATGCACGAGACTTTGCGGCGAACCAGCAGGCTGAGGATCGCAGGTGGCAGGCGATTGCGCAAGGACAGTCGCAGAAGTTCGCGGCGCAGCAGGCAGCGGATCAGCGCGAGTGGCAGCAGGTTCAGACTGAGAACAACATGTTGTTCCAGAGGGCGGTTACTGCCGATGCGCAAGAATTTGCATCGGCTGAAGCCAAGTTGGATCGGTCGCTCAGGCGTCAGGAATCGGCTACGCGGTCGCGGGATGCGATGTTGGCTAGGTTGCAGGACGCTGACCAGTTCAGGATTACAACTAATTTGACGATGGGTGCGCAGATGACGGCAGCGAGCCAGTGGCAGAAAGAATATGATCTGACTAAGGATACTTACGAAGATCGGGAAGCCGCCGAACTAGCGGAAACGGAGAAGTTGGTTGCGAACGCGGAGATGTTGGCTGCGTCGACGGGTTACACGGTGGAAGAGATTCTGGCGATGCCTGCTTCGCAGGTACAGAATTTGGCGGCAACTGCTGTCAGTGCAGGTCTGGATGCTGCGGAAGCGAACAAGTGGGAAACTGGCAGTCGGGATTGGTTGATAGATCAGGGCTTTGATCCTGCGGTGGCAACCGAGTCTATTGATTATCGTCATTGGAACGAAATGGTTGACTTCTACAATGACCGCGAAGCGCAAGGCTTCGATCTGACCCCCGATCAGGTGGCGAAGAGGAAAGACTTCAGTGACAACATAACGAACTTTGACACTAAGCATAGTCATTCATCTCTTGGACCTTCTGACTTCTTGATCGATGTACAGGGTGCGATGCATATGGCCCAGCAGGCGTCGCCAATATATTGGAACGAATCAATGGTAACGCCAAACTATCACGGGTTTGACTATGGAGGGTACACAAACTCTGCACCCGATACGGTGAACGGTCAGTCGGTGATGGCCGACGGGACGGGTTTCTATAGCGAAATGGGCGACAATTGGGAAGAGCCATATGCCGCTGTAGGTACTGCCACTAGCGGCTAGCACTATGCCTTACAACCCGATTGCCGACTACCGCCCCGCCAAACCCAGCGGGCCTCCCAGTCGAAAGAACCAGCCCGCTACTCCCAGTGTACGCGATGCAAGCGTTGGTGCGTTGCGTCAGGTACGTCGCAACGCGGAGCCTCAGTGGTCGATTCGGGATATGCAGCGGGCGTTGGAAGCCGCAAACATCGGCACAGATAAAGAGCCGTATAATCCGATTACGCAGCATGTAGACGTTTCTGGTTACGATATTGGAGCGTCGAATTATATGTCGTCCCCGACGACGGGTAGTTCTGGATACGGCGGATTCCTGAGTGGCCTTGGTGGTATTGTTATGTTGGGTTTGACTGCGGCAGGGAAGTTTTTGAGCGCGTCTTCTACTGTTGCCCATGTTGCTTTAGATAGTTTCCAAAGTAACATTTCTGCTACTAGGCAGATAATAAACAATCTCAATTGGCGAAGTAAGTCGAACTGGTGGGATAACAACGCAAAACCTATCAGTTATAGCGATAGCAGCGAACCCTTGTCTCAGTATTGGGATGACATGAATTTGCTGGGTGGGGTAAGGGTACCTACTCCGTTTGGTGAATTAGACATTGGGGCAATGATCGGGCAGGACACCGCCGAATTTTATACATTTGGTCGCCTTCTTCACGACGAGGACTGGTTACAGGACTATGGGTCACTTGTCCAGTTTACGTTACCTGTAAACAAGGTGGGTGGTTTGTTTGGCAAGGAGTGGGAGGATTGGCATTGGGATGTCACTCCGTCGTTCTTGGCGGCGGCGCCGCTTGATCTGGCGTTGGACCCGCTGGTATGGATGACTGGGGGACTTTCCAAACTTGCTACTCCAGTCCGCGCGCTTGTTAAGACGGGTGCAGCGCAGACGCTTGGCGCTAAGTTGACTCGTAAGGTTATTGAGGAGGCTGTTGAGAAAACGATAAGGAATCGTATTGGTGCCGCAGTCGGGATGTCTGCGTCAGACGCGGCTGCGGCTGCGATGTCAGGTACGGCTATAAAATCTCATATGGATGAGATAGTTACCAGAGTTATGGCGCAGGCCGAAGAGGCCGCGAAGATAGTGCCACAGTCTAGCGGATTGCGCGCAGGAAAGGCCGCTAAGTCCGCGAAGCACCGCGAAGCAGGTCTTGGGGAGATGGCTGACCGCGTGGATGAGGTTATTGCCAAAGAACTTGAAGACCTTTTCCAAACGCTTGGCGGGTCGTATGGGGTTCAGGTTGCGACGGGTAGGGGCGGGTTGGGGGAGAACTTGGCAGACTTGTTTGAGGTGGGCATTGTCGGGGCCAGTAGCACGAAGGGCGTGTCGGCGGTCGGCACTGCTCAGGCTCGCAGGGTGGCGAAGATTTGGAAGAAACTTAACTTGAACGCTGCGGGGCAAACTGCTGATGAGTTTGCAGCGGCGGCAGTGGGTACTGGTAAGAGGCTTATCGGAAAGGAAAGCCAAAAGTTTATTCCCCTCTTTGACGACGCAGCGGTAACGAGTGTAAGAAGTCGCCTTACGCAAGGTGGTAGAAACGCTCACCTTGACACCATTGACGACATGTCGTTGTCGTTGGGTTTCAGGGTTCCTTTCTCGGGCAGTATCGGTCGGGCTACTGCCCGACGGCTACCAGTACTAAAGAATGCGGAGTGGGCGCACAGCGGTCGACCTATCGGCATTAGCGTTCTTGGTGGTTCTAAGGTGGCACGAGATGCTGCCGTTTTGGGTGTTCCTCGCTCATTGCGTTACTTGTTCAGTGATGTAGCCGCTGGACTGGGCACCCGTGTTACTCGTGGAAAAATGAGGGGCCGCTTTGGGTCGCAGGTTTTGGGTACCAGCAAGGTGGCGGCGAAGGCGCGGCTTGATGAATGGATCGCAAAGGGTGCATCTCCTGCCAAGGCAAAGAGGATACAAGTTCAGGCTTTGAAGGATATGGTAAATGATCCTTTGCTGGATGCGGGTTTGCGCCTTGGGGCCAAGAACACCATATTGGATATGCAGCGTGGCAACAGCATGATGCATCGGGCTAGGAACATATTTATCAGGAAGTCGGCGTCACGCGGGGAGGGGTTTCGTCAAAAGGCTCTTGACTATTTTGGTGGGCGTGCGACTCCTGCGCAGATAAAGACATATGGGGAGGCTATTCCAGATGCTGCGGAGCAACTTGGTGCGCGTCTTAAGGGTGGGGAAGTTTTTGTTCCTGAGGGTGCTGCTGAACGGATGATTCCGACTTCGAATGGAATTGATATTAGTGAGGAAACGGCGATGGAGGCGCTTAACTGGTTTAAGGAGGTTCGTATTGAGGCACATGCGATGGCGGGGATGGACTTTATTCCCGAGCGTGAGTTTTATATGTTTCGCATGGTGGGAGATGATGCGCAAGAGTACATGCAGTTCAAGCAGAACTTTGACGGGCTAGACCATGCACAAAGAAGCAAATGGGACCCTTCGGATATTGAGAAGGCCAGAAGGTACGGAAGCCCTGATGAAGTAGCCGCACAGGGCGGCAAGGGCACTATGAGCGACAACTTCCTTGGGGAACAACTCTACAACCCCTCTCCGCCCGACGGAATTCCCGCCATTCCAGAACAGATCAACGAAATTATGATCCGCCATTTTGGCGAAGGCTGGGATGAACTGCCCCAAATGTACAACCGTGACATCTTTGACATGATGAATCGGTATGCAGAAATCGTGTCTAGGCGTGTAGGCGAGGTACATACTGAGGTTTTGATGCGAGCAGATCGTGTCCTTACCGATAAGTGGATTACGCAATTGCATATTCCAAGCGATGCCATACACAAGGCGGCGCTTGTAGTCAGGCAGCGACAAATTGCACTTGACCAGTCACGTATCAAGTTGCTTGACAAGATGCGGTCGCATCTGTCGTCCACTCCTGCTGAACGCAAGTTGGAATGGGCAGCCGTAGAAAACCAAGCAAAGGTTTACAACTATCTGCAAAACGAATTGGACAATGCGAGAAACGCTCAGGCAGCCAAGCAGCGCGTGGTTGAAGCCCAGCGGGTTAAGTTTGAAATAAGTGAAGGGCGGGTCAAGCAACTAGAAGCAGACGTAGCGACTATACAAAAAGAGATCGATGACGCCCTGTCGATGTCAGCAGAAGCAAAGGGCGCTGCGGCGAAGAAAGAATTCGACCGCTTGACGGTGTTGGAGAAGGAGAGACAAGACCTGTTGGATGAGGTCAAGCGTTTGGAGTTGGGTGGCCCCGACGATGTGGCGGTCTTGAACTCTAGTACTGTTTACGGTGCGTTGTGGGAAGAGGCGCGTTCTGCGGTTGCAACAAAGGTTTGGTTGGAGAGAGCCTTGGTTGAAGCCTTTGGCGATGTGGATACGGCCAAGGCGTTTGCTGCGTGGTATGCGAAGGAGTGGGATGCGACGGCGAAGCGGTTGGGTCCGCAAGCGGTGACAGGTGAGTCGGGGTTGGAAGCCACGAACAAGGCTGTCGCTGACGCCATGCAGGACTCTATCTTTACTCATCAGCGCGCTCAGGGGTCACCGTTTGCGATGCAGGCACGGGATGGGCGTCTGTTTTTTGAGCATTTGTCGCACCAGTTTGACAACAACCATCTTGGTGAGTGGGTGGCGATGGCTGATCCTGAGCGGTTTATGATGCCTGTGACGCCTACGGGTAGGTATGCGGGTGCGTCTCATGCGGTGTTTGAGGCGTTGGATTTCTTGGATACAGAGGTGACTCGTATAGTTCGTAGGTTGGAGGAGTTGACGGTAAAGTACACGACGGAGGTGCCAGAACTTTCTGCCAACTTGGCGGCGCGGAAGCCTCCGCGTGCAACGATGACGGAGAAGGGGCAGGCTGCTTGGGCGGAGGAAGAGATTGCGCGGTTGGAGGGCACTCATCCTTCTTTGTATACGGCTGAAATGAAGGCCGAGGTTGCAGAGTTGCGGGGGTATGTCAAGTATTTGGAGGCGCCAGAGACTCCTGCGGTTATTGATCGGTTTGCGATTCCTACGCCTGAGGCGTTGGAGGATGCGAAAAGGGTTATTGTTGAGGCGTTTGAAAGTTCTGATGCTGTTGCTGCTATATCGTCAAAGGAGTTTGATGATGCTGCGCGAATGCATTTGGCGTTGGTAGGCGATAAGCCAGTTCTGCGAGTTAACGATGTTGGTGATGTGGATGCGTTGATTTCGGCTGCGAAGGGGTCGTTTGCGGCTCGTGCGCGGGCGAAGGGGGTAGAGATTGCCGATTCGCCGCTTGGTGATGTGCGGTTCAAGATTGGGGATTCGTTGACGGATGAAACGGGGGAGATTGGTTTGTCGGCGTATGTATTGTTGCAGCGATTCCGCGCTCAGGTAACGCGCGGGATACGTGATGGTGCGTTGCCGCGTACTGCTCCTGTCAACATTGAAAGTTTGGTTGCGGCTGTTGATGACCTTACGGATTTTGTGTATAGGTCAGAGGTTGCATTTAATGGCAAACGATATTTGATGACTGAGTATCACGATTTTGGGGAGATGGCGGCAGAGACTGCCGCCGATGCCGTCTATCGTGAGTTGAATATTCCTGTTCGTAATTCGTGGGGTGACGTTAGTAGCGATGGCAGGATGTGGAGGGTTCAGGAAATAGACGAGTTGGAAAATATCGTGGCGATTGATCCCAATGTCGACTTGATGAACTCAAAGATTATTTACGGTGAAGACGCGAGTGCACAGATTGTCTCTATGGATAGCAAGGTTGGGGCAGGACAGACTGGTGTGAACTCTGCTTCTCGTTTTGAGCAGGGGTTTGCTGCCGATATTTTGTTGGGGCATCAGGATGTTATGGGTCTGGATCTGAGGCATCTTGGTTTGACTTCCGATGGCAGGATCACGAGACTTAGCGTTGAAAAAACATTTGGCAACTGGGCAGACCCTCCGATTCTTGGGCCGCGCATAGGGCAGCAACGAGTGGTGTCTTTGAACGTTCGACGCATGACCGATGCCGAACTGGGTGCATATTCCGATGAGGTTGCGGAAAAACTTAGTACACGTTCCTATCTCCAAGACGCAATGGACGAAACTCTCGCACGGGGTGAGGACGAGTTGAGGGCAGGTTTGTTCAATCATCCATTGTGGATGGAACGTCGGATGCATTTGGAACAGGACTTGATCTATGCTAATGATGAGATGGCGTATCGGGGGTTGAAGTGGGAAGGTGACCACGGGTGGGTTAGGCGCGATAAAACGTACGATCTTGAAACGTGGGCGGAGAGGGAGGTTGCCCGTCAGGGTGTTCCTCCGACTGATCGTATTACCGAGGTTGGTTATGGAGAGTTCGGTGACGATGCTACGTTCCGCGAATTCTTTGAGTATACAGAGAGAACTGGAGCGGCTGAGAAATCAGCGATTGATGAACCATTCTCAGCAGAAGCAACAGCATTGAGTAGGGCTGATCCTTATGATTGGGAAGCATTCAGTCGCGCCAGAGGCTATACCGAAGAAGAAATATCGGATTTCAGGCGTTACCTTGAAACAGAAAAGAAAGTACGTGCCGCGCATCCTGATGATCCAGACTTCACTGCTGCTGTCGCACGCGATATAGAGCAAACGCCTTCCACTAGTCCAGTGGCTGCGTTTGAGGCGGGGCATCGGCGGGCGCAGCAAATTGAGGGACCGTTAACGGCTGACGATGTTTTGGATATTCAGGCTCTTGTGACGGGGCGTAGAGGAGCGTACGGTCAGACGCTGGCGGAGATGCAGAGCGAAGCGGATGCGTTGGCTGCCTTTTTGGGGAATCGTGAGTACATGTTCTTCGATTATACCGATACTCTGCTGATGGAGGGCACGGACTTCCATCACTCCTTCAGTGAGTTACGTAAAACTTTCTACAATAAAAACGACCCCGCAAAGTCGTATAGACCGCAGCACGATCACGCAATGTCAGCAAAACTGCGAGATGAAGCGGAGGAGTTTCTTTCTCAGTTGGAGGAAAAGATCGCTTATGCGCAGAACACTGGAGGGTCTACTGCTGATCGTGGGTTCAGGACGACAGAAGTCCAAATTCAGGGTGGAGCAGATGTGCCGTCGCTGGCACCGCCGCCTGCTGCGGAGGTGCCACGTTTGATGGAGGGGTTGATGGCATCGGGGCTACACGCCGACGATCCGCAAGTATTCATACGAGAGTTTTTGAAGATTCATCCGTTTGCGGATGGGAATGGACGTACCGCTGCTATTCTGTTGAATCATCTCAGTCCTGCTGAGAGTGGGTACAAGTTGCTACCTGATTATTTCGGTACGGGGTTTGTTGGTGAGCCACCTACGCCGATTGGACCGTGGGGCCAAAGGGTAACAGACGCATCGTTACAGGGCGGATACGTAGAGCGTGTAGGGACCGCAAGGCAGCATGGAAGCCTTGCAAACCCAGTAGAAATTACAATCAGACCACTACCCCAAAACCTTGCAGAAGATTTTTTGGGTATGGGAAACCTTCCACCTCATCAGCGCGTCGAAATCCTCTGGGACTATTTGGGGGCGCCTCCATCGGCAATGGGAGAGCGAACGGCAGGCGCTCGTGCGGGGCTCAAACGGATGGCGGAAATAACGGATGAAATGTCGGCAGAAGGCATTTTGGTTACCGCTTCCGTTGACGAAGATGCTACTGCCTTACGCAACCTGTATGCAAAAGCAGGGTTTAAGGAAATAACACACTATGACGATTCAGGGATGATCTTTATTGCAAAGTTTCCTGAACCTGTCCAAATTCCACACGTACTAGACGACTTCGCCAAACTGGAAGGCAAAGGCATCGAAGGTGTCGGCAAGGGTGAGCAGTTCAGGAGGGGTGTGGATAACATTCTGGCTGTACGCGCTAAATATGGTGGTTGGCGGGAGATGTTGGCACATGCGCTACCTGTGGGAGCGCAGTCTGATGAACAGATTCGGCGTTTGGCACTGTTTTTGGAGACTCGCACGGAGCAGTTGGCTGCGATTGCTGATCGTCCGTATTTGGTTGGTAAGGAGTTGCTTGGTCAGCAGCAGATGCAGGCTGCTGGCGCTAAGTCTGAGTGGAATTTGATTCGGAGTGAATCGCGGGGTCATGGTATTAGTGTGGAGCCGACGTTGGACCCGATGCAGGTATCTGGTCGTGTGGGGGCAGCGGCTAGGGGCACCGATCAGGCGCATTTCTTGGAGGAAGGCACTCAGGTGTTGCCGTGGATCGACGGAAGCGGCATCAATATGACTCCTCAGACGATGGCGTACGGCGGCGAAAACGCGTTCGAGCGCAGTGACTTTATTCGTATGGTTATTGATTTGAATGCCGACGCATCCAATATCAAGTTGTACGGTTTCCAACCTGCTGACCCTAACCTCGTTCGTGCCCGACAGTTGCTTGTTAAGTTAGGTGACGACAATATGACGGCTGAAACTCTCGTGGAAACGTTAGATCAGTTAACAGACTTGATGCCGAGGCCGTACGGAAAAGTGAGTCCTTATAAGCAGGTTAGTCGGGAGGGGCGTTTGGCGTCTGGTATCGGGGAGCAGACGCTGGACATGTTGGATCGCGGGGGTGACGATTTGTTAGATGAGTTGCTGCGATTCGCTAATCCTAAACAACGTAAGACGATAACACTTGTACGCGAAGGGGGGGAAGTAGTCGAAGAGATACTTGACTCTGCGGCAACCACCCGAACCATAAATGCGTTTAACAGAGTGCGGGCGATTATGAGCAACCCTGCGTTGGCGGAGAAGTTTCCTGCCTATAGTCTCTCGCAGCAGCGTGGGCTGATGCGAGAGGTACTGGAATTTGTTTCTTGGCAAGAAAACCGTTACGCTCGCAGACTCGTGGACGACGAAGGGTTGGGGTCACTTTCTGACGCGATTGATCGCTACTTTGTGCACAGAAACAAGGACTTGAACCCGAATGGCTACGCCGAAGCAGTCGCTTCGGCAGAGGCAGGTGCGGCTGCGCACGCAAATGAACTGATTGGAACTGTTCACTTACGGTATATGCAGAACCAAGAATTGCGTGCAGGAATGAAGTGGGACGAATGGCTTGAACTAAACGGGTCCATTACCAACACCGCCGCTGTACGCAAGGCGGTCGCACGAGCGGGGTCTTTCGATCCCGTGATGATGCGACCGTTCCTTGCCCGATACCCTGAATCGTCACTCATCGGGCGCCTGTGGCAACAGTACCATTTGTCCTTGGCGGGCGATGGGTATTCGGCAACGGCATGGATGAACGCGACTGATCGTTGGACGATCAGCCCGTTCATCAAAGACACAGAGAACATTGTTGGTCGCCGTAGCGCACGACCCGCGACGGTCGCAGACGACCCGCTTGACGAGGCTGGGATGTGGCTTGAAGAGCAGGGCATGGCGGGGGCGTGGGCAGAAGATAGCGTCCTGTCCGAAGTGCAGCAGGCACAAAACGAATTTTCCGTCAACGTGACGTTGACAAACCCGTTGGGTGTGCGCCCAAGAATATTCATGGACGACATGGAGCGCACGATGGCACCTGACGACTTTGCAAACACGCTTGCCAATCCCATAGAACAGAACCTTGTTGACCCAACAGCATTTGAAAAGACTTACCGTCAGGCAGCCATTGACGCTCTGGTTGAAGACAACGGCATAGGAGAACTTTCACGTAGGCGTGTCGTCGCTGACGATGCTCTGGAGAAGGCAGTTGAGAAGCAGAAGATTGTTACCGACAACCTGTGGCTAATGGAGCGCGATTGGAACGCGCACTTGGAAACCGTGAATCGCCTGTCCCGAGAGGTGGACAGCGCGAAGGAGTTGTTGCAGTTGCATGAGTGGGCCATCGAACGACGTAACCTGTTTGCTAAGGCGATGGCAAAATTGCAGACGCTGGACCCTGAGTTCAAGTTCAAACAGGGAGGTGTGAACGCTTTGTCGGAAGCGTATCAGGATTTGGAATCGACTATACGCCTGTTGGGTATGGCCGATTTGGAAGAATCTAAGTTCATTCTACAGACGCTGGCGGAAGGTGGAAGTTTCCAAGGTGCCCTTGACGAACTATTGGATGTAAGCAGCAATGTAGCCAAACTGAGAAATATGCCCGAAGCAGTACCCATGATGGATCGTGCATGGCGTGCAGGATGGAGGCCGATTGGAGTCAAGTCGCAGGGTCGTGAAGCCCTAGTGGAGTCCATCGTTGCTGCCGACATGTACCACGCACGCGGGGGCATGGGCAAGTTCTTGGGTCGTGGCGGATACTATGACGCAGTTCATAACGTATGGAAGGGATATGCCATTCTGTCGCCCGGTTTTTGGGCGAGAAACTATATGGGTGGTATGTTCTTGAATTATTTGCATGGGGTTGACATCAGTAGTTACACTCGGTTCATGCGAGCATATAATGCTTTGAAGATTGAGCAGGCTGTTGCGCAGGGTAAGATCAGGCGTGCTGAGGGACGTAAATTGTTGGACAAGGCCACGGGCGGCAAGGTTAGTGCCGACGACATTTCGATTGTACGTCAGATGGAAGAAACGGGTGCGTTTGGTCAGGGTCAAGCGGGGGTGGAGTTCACGCCATCGACGGGAGGTCGTGGCGTGATAACGGTTGCTGGGAAACGGATAGATTTAAACAAGTTTAACCCGTTCTCTAGTCGCAACGTGGCTCTCAAGGCTGGGCATAGCATGAACATCAAGGTGGAAACGTTCCTGCGTGGATCGATTGGCTTCGACACTATGAAGAAGGGCGGCACGCTTGGGCAGGCGATGGACGACATTTGGAAGTATCACTTTGATTACGATGACCTGTCTAGGTTTGAACGCGGTGTCGTTAAGAAGATAGTTCCATTCTATACGTGGACACGTAAGTCGCTGCCTTTGATAGCGGAACAATTTATGATGAAGCCGTACAAGTTCAATCGTTACAGGATGGCGGTAGATGCGATCAGCGAGGACGACTGGTCTGACTTCGGAGTAGTACCAGATTGGATGGTTCGGCAAGGGGCCGTACCGTTGGGTCACAAGTTCGCAGGGGAACACATGTGGATGATACCCGACCTTCCCATGCGCGGCTTCTACGAATTAGTCAACACCCCGACAAGAGCAGACATGTCACCCATAGAGCGTATCGGAGCGGTGGGAGAAGCACTGTCGTCTATGGTTACACCGTTGATTAAGGCACCTGTTGAACTGTTGACAAACAGAAATATTTGGAAGGGGTATAGTTTCAACGGAAGTTTAGAACCCGTACCAGAAGCGTTTTCATGGGTGCCCGGTCTGATGCCTGCACTAGATGCGATGGGGGCGGCTCAGAAGACGCCAAAGGGCAATTGGGTGATGAAGGACAATTGGTTGCATTCGATGACGCAGTTGGTGCCGACGCTTTCGCAAGCGCGGCGCCTGTTCCCTGACGAGGAACGGTATCAGCATCGTTTGTTGTCGTCATGGATGTCGTTCATGTTTGGTCTTGGTTTGCGGACCAACACCTCGTGGGAGCAGCAGCAGGAACTGCGGGCACGCTATTATGAACAGATGGATAAGGATAGAGAGATGCGTGACATCTACAAGGCTGACATGGGTATACGTTAGGGACAGGAGAGCCAATAGGTATGGAATACGTATCACGTAAGCAATGGGGTGCTATCCCCACGCAGAAGCCCATGAGAGCCTTCAGGAAGGCTCCTGTGGGCATTGTGGTGCATCACACCACAGGAGGAGCCTCTGACCCTGCGAAGCGTGTCAGAGGCCACGACAGGTACCATGTTCATACGCGGGGGTGGACAACTATCGCGTACAATTGGTTGGTGTCGGGTGACACGGGAGAAGTCTTTGAGGGTCGCGGCTGGCATGTAGGCGGTGCTACACGCGGCTGGAATTCAAAGACTGTTGCGATCTCATACA